GATTATAAGCTTTCCCCTCTTTCTCATCCACGATTTCTATATCCGGGTATTTCTCTTTATCCGTTATAATCTCATGCAAATCTGGATTCCAGTCTGCCATATTCTCTCTATTGTCGGGGAGAGGGGTTCTTCTCCCTTTCTTTAAATACTCGATCTTCTGATCTATATCTTCTAACGCTAAAATCTCTTCAAGTGTCATAATTTTACGTTTTAATGTCCAAATATTCCAGAATAATCCCTAGGCTTTAAAACACGCCCCAAAAGACATCCCAACACATAGTACCTAATTCCGTCCATGAGATGATTGTAATCATCTATCGGCTCATTGATACGATTTCCATCCTTGTCCTTATCCCATACATAGTTGCGAAGCTCCTTTATGAGATTATAAGAATGCTCCGTGACAAATAGCTCCATATCCTTAATCTTATCAATCCCAGCCTTAATAGATCCCGGATACTTATCTACTGGGTAAATATTGACCCCTCTGTTCTTTATCTCTTGGATAAGACGTGGATCTTGCGAGTCGGCAAATACTTTCAATGAATAAGGGCGGAGCTTTTTAGCTATGGCAGATGAAAGCATATCCGTCTCATAGAAAAGCTCATCCACATACAACCTATTATCAATGATTCCGCATCTGACCGCAGCGGATGGATCGTTGGAGAAACCAAAGTCTTGCCCAATAGCCACTTTCTTACACCACTGAGGAAAATCTTTAACGATACCCCATTTCTTAAATACCGCACCTTCCGCGACATCAGCCCATCGACCGATAACCACATGAGCATATTTATCTGGATTATCCTCTTTCATTCGTCTCACCTCTCCAAGAAATTGGGGCGATAAGTTATCAATATTATCCAAATAGGTCGTATGTATATGTAATACATTTGGATGAGTAGATATCTGCACCTGCACACCGTCTATCTCTACCAGCTTATGAGTATTCTCAATATACTTCTTATAGATAAAATGATTGGAATCTGTGGGATTCATTATTATGATAATCCGGTTCTGAATCCCCTTTTGGCGTATGGACAACATTATTTTGTCGAAGTCGGATTCTGAAGTCCATTCCTCCGCCTCATCACACACAAAGGTTGTAAGTCCTTTAATTGATTTGAGCCGTGCCGTCTGATTTCCGGACGATGTTTTTATTCCACGAAAGAGGATTTTGCTATCTGAGTAATTATTGATGATATCCTTATTAGTTATATCAAAAAACTCATCCGTTCCCTCCAACTCAATCTTCTCCTGCAACTCCGGAATCACTGACATGGAAGCGGCAACCATCGTATAACGACAAAATAATATTATATGCCCAGACTCAAAAGATAGTCGCTCTATAAAAGTAGAGGCATTAAAACTTTTTCCACTGCCCCTACCTCCCGTTATAAGAATGATAAATTTATCAGCATCCTCATACAAGGGCTTGTAAGGCAATTGGGGTTTTATGTTAAATACCGGGACCATTCCTAAAAAGATTTAATCCACTCAGATATTTTCTTGCTACCCTTCTCATTCGTTCCCTGATCATCTTGTTTATCGGATAATCCAAGTTTCCTAGCGATAATATTTGCGTTAAACGCTCCCACTACCGCACCTTCGAATTGTTGAGTCTCAATTACGCTCTCTATACGCGATATGACCGTAGAAAAATCTCTATGGTTCTTAGCCTTAAATTGTCTCCAATACGCCTCGTTAGCGTCACAGTAAAGCATAAACCCGCTTAAACTATAAGGCCTTTGCGTCGGGGTCTCCTCCTTTTCCTTGGTCTTGCCTTTGGTCTTATTCTTAACGACCTTCCAAGGATGCTTATCACACCACTCAAAATATTCACATGCAGATTCCCATAGCAACTCAGGCGTGGCAAATAACTTGTCACGCCCATGCTTGTTCCTTAGTTTCCAAAATTGATTTCCTCTTGGTGCCGCACACATATCTCAATATTTTGTTATCCAAAGATATATATGACCAATAGCACATCATAAATAAAGATTGATTTATTCACAACATCATCCAAGTTGTTGTGTTTTATTTTCTAGATATTTTCCCAAACGTAATATTATCTCCTTATATATCCTTTCAACGTCTTGACGAAAATATTTATAAAGTTGATAGGAAAATACTAAATTGTTAGTGTTGTTGGATACTACCGATTTTTCCTTTATAGGAAATACCTCAGCTAATTTTTCCCTTAAACCAGCCCTCATTTTTCCACCAGCTAAGGTTGTAGGTGAATAAAGATATAAGATTATGAAAATGAATTTTTTCCTTTGGGAGACATTCCCTTTTGGGAGTTCTTTACCTTCAAGGGCTATCTCCTTGAACCACTCATATAGGGTATCGATCATACCCAAGTCGGTTAACACAGGTTTAGCGATCTCCGATTCACGTTCGGAGAGTCTGTACTTTTGCTCACGAATGGATTTGAGCTCAAAAATATTTGAAAACATATTTTCGTAACTTTAAGTTACGCACCTGTCCCGCAAATATAATGAATAATATACATGACGGCTACACTGTATCCATAAAATATGTTATTGATCATAATTGGGAGTTGAGAAGGAAAAACGTTATATTTGTCACGATGGAGAATTAAGACATCAAAAATCCTATAAAAAAACGCCTTTTACGTGTATTTTTACGTGTAGCAATAAAAATAGCCTTGACAATCAGCAGATTACCAAGGCTATTGTGGAGATGGAGAGACCATAACTTATACTGTCATACATTATCAAACAATATCATATGCGCTCATGTTCAACGATTTCATGTGTTTTTAAACAGTCACTAAATATCATGTTATGTCATATGATGTCATGTTTTTTGCGTGTAAATTCGCGTAGTTACACGCAACACGTTTTTATCATGGAAATAAAGAGGAGCATAACGTTTGACGTAGAGAAAAGGAAGAAGGATGGGCTATTGATCGTAAAGAACGTCCCTATCCGATGCATGGTTACGTTCAACCGGAACAGGATAACGTTTTTCACGGGGCATAGGATAGACTCAAGCAAGTTCGTCCCGGAGAAGGGCATCGTTAAAAACGGATGCTTCAACAAGGCCGGGGAAAGCTCTTCCGAGATAAATTCCGATCTTGACGATATACGTGCCACATTGCAAAACATATTCCGCCAATACGAGAGAGAGGGCGAGATGCCTAGCGCCAACGATATCAAGGAAAAGTTCAAGGTTGCGACAGGCCGGGTAAAAGAGGAAGAGAGGAAGCCGATATCCCTGTTCGATATCTATAAGGAGTTTATCGATACGGTAGGGAGGCAGAACGCATGGACGAAGACATCGCACTACAAACATAACTCGATCATGCACCTTCTGGAGGAGTTCAATCCACAGATCAAGTTCGATGACCTGTCGGAGGATACCTTGCAAGACTTCGTAGAGTTCTTAAGGGAATACAAGGGTATAAGGAATACCACGTTGAACAAGTACCTCCACTTCATAAAGCAATTCCTTTTATGGGCCGACGACAAGGGATACAACACGAGAAAGGACTATCGAAGGTTCAGCCCAAGGCTTAAAGGGGCGAACTTCGAGCTGAAGAAAGTCATATACTTGACATGGGAGGAGCTGATGCGTATATATAATATGTATATAAAGGAAGGGACGTTATCCACCGTCCGTGACGTTTTCTGCTTCTGCTGCTTCACCGGTCTCCGTTACTCCGACGTATATAACTTAAGGAAGACGGATATCATTAACGGGAAGATTGACATCGTGACACAGAAGGACAGCGACAACATACAGATCGAGTTGAACAAGTACAGTAAATCAATACTTGAGAAATACGAAGACATCGAGCTCAAGAACGGGAAGGCACTGCCGGTCCTATCCAATCAGAAATACAACATGTATCTAAAGGATCTTGGCAAGATAGCGGAGCTGGACTCCGAGATAACCGAGGTATGGTATGAGGGCAACAAGCGAATACAGCAGACATTCCACAAGTGGGAACGGCTTACTACCCATGTCGCAAGGAAGACGTTTGTCGTCAACGCCCTTATGCTAGGCATCCCCCCTCAAGTCATCATGAGATGGACAGGGCACAACGACCTCAAGGCCATGAAACCTTACACTCATATAGTGGACAAGCTGAAGGAGGATGAGATGAGCAAGTTCGATAAGATATAATTTGTAGCAATATAATTATTTGATAGGTTAAAAGACATATTCATGATGGTATCTCCGATTTTTCACTAACCACATATCTAGTAAGAAACAATTTCTCGATATTCTTTTTTTTAGAATCTATGTCCTTATTACTCTTGTTAACTAATAGGTACACGCTTACATCTTTATATTCAATATGCTCAAACGTCTGATCTCCTATAGTCTCTGAAAAAAGCCATCGATATATTCTAAATCTTTGGTTGACTGAATCATCCTCCTCCTTTTTACTTTTGATATCTATAGTATTAGAAGCTTTTATAATAAAAGAGGAGGAAGGATAATCCTTAAGCAGCATTGGGATAAGGTTGACACATGTCATTAAAATACATAATGTACCCCTATATCCATTTTTATCCAATATTAAATGATACTTATTCTCACTTTTACTATTCTTGGCCGCATAAAACTTTATAGCTATTACATCCTCATGAAATTCAGCCCTAACGATATACTTAATTCTTTCTGGATCAGTTTTTGTAAAAAAAGAATAGACAAGACAAAAATCAAAAGCATCACGACTTTTCGGTTTCTCCTTTTGTATATATTTTAATTCGTAAGGATGAATACTCTCTAACATAATACTTATGGAACAATACGACAAGGACGTTCTCTACCTACGACATATTTCTTTCTGTCAACAATATTCCCCTCTCCCATCGAAAACATCACGCATCTCTTAGAACGAGATGAAATAGGTTTCCAACCCATCCTATCAGCCTTGGATCTAAGCTTAGAAGCTCTCACATTCGATTTTCGAGACATTGAATGTACTGTTAAATCAGCTTTCATACTTAAATAATGATATTTTATTACGTTACAAAGATACGTGATTAGCACACAGCAAAATAATAAAATCTCAAAAAAATATCAATAAATTCAAAATAAGAGCATAAAACACACGTTTTCAACACATATCTCTCCATAAACCAATATAGCTAAGGCCTAGTCAATTGTTCGATTTTTCGCATATAAAAAGTATAACGCCCGTGTTTTTTCTGACACGGGCGTTTTTTATTGGTCTATTTGACTTATTATCATATTTAATATCTCTATGTTGAAAATTCGCTCGAATCAACATTCCTACGTTTGACATAAAGGCATCGCTTGGATATCTCTGGATTCGCAATACCACGGTTATACACTCTCACCGACATTACCACTTTTCTTTTCTCTAAAAACAAATCTTCCGTCAAACGAATAATCTGCTCTACTCTATCGTCATAATCGCCAACCATATTAATTAGATTTTTTAAGGTAATAATTAAACAGTACAGCGAAAAAGTTTGTTTTACAACGCTCACATGTTATTAAGCAGAATCTTTCTCTCCTTGCCGGTTTCCGGACCTCTCGTCTCTCTCTTGCTTCAACGACTCGGCCAACAAGGCTATGAGTTTCTCGATATTCCGGCTGTTCCTCTCGTTCGCCTCCGCGTTTTGCTTGCCTTGCGCCGTTAGGTCATGTATGATATCTAGCAGTTCCCTTGGATTAAAGCCGTCGCCTATTTCTTCCGGGATATCCACTGATCGTGCGGGTGGAACGTCAGAGGTTAGCATATCACCTTCACCTGTAAGAAGCCACACCCTATTATAATGAGGATACGCATTCAATATCTTAGAAGCATAATTCTCACTTATTCTTTTAACTTTACCATCTCTTATGTCATAAAGAGATTGAGGTCTTGATAAACCCATATCCTTTGAAAGTTGAGCATAAGTTATTCCTTCCTTAGATAATATACATTCCAAAATTTCTTTAGGCCCCATCATATCTATTCAATATTTTGCATACACAGTAATATTCTGTATATTTGTATCGTATCAAGTTGCGGATGATACCATACAGATTAATAATCTCCCGCAAGGGAATATATTGGCGACTTCACTTCAAACCGCAACTTTGGAGCAGTCGTTTTATTTATCATGGAAGAAATCATACAGTACCTCGAAATGCTACACATTAAAGAGTTGGTATATACGATCGGAATATTATATATCATCCTTATTATCATAGCAATAATATTTGCTGTCACTTTCTTTTATCACCTTCTAAAATCCCAAAATCAGGATCACTGGTGGAATAATTAGGTTTCATCCTTGGAAGAGAGACCGCTACAGAAAATTTTATCCTACTTTCTGCCCCATTTATACATTCTCTACCTCCAGATACTATTTCTATCCCTAATCTTCCAGATTCCTTTTTAGAATATGTAACACACACATCGAACTGAACAGGCTGAACAATAGATACAGTACCATCCCCCATATCCAATATATTCTTTGGCGTTACAAGAGTCCCAAATTGATTAGGGTTTATACAAGCATCATTTTTTGCCGCAAACTCCTGAGCATCCTTAACGCCAGCTATTATCTCTTTCAATGTCTCACTAACAAACTTCTTCAACTCCATACTTACTCGTATTTAACGCACACAAGGCAACAATGTTAAACAATGTTTATGAACAGAAAATAACCGTACAGAAACTTTTATATACAGTTATTTTTTCTGTATATTTGCATCATAAAAACGTTACAAAGATACGCAACCTTAGTTTAAGGATCAATAGCACGAACGTATCAAAGCGATCTTTATTTGTTGGTTAAGTTTTCTATGGTATGAGAAAGGCTTTTTATGGTCTCGGATAGATTGCGGTTAGTAACGATTAAATCATCTTCTGAATTAGAAAAATGACTATCATCACGCAACATATCCCCTCTCCCCGCAAGAAGCCAATCCGGAGATATCAGATCAAATGAATTAATAATTTTCAATACCGTATCAAGGCTAATTTTTCTATCACCATTCATTTGTTGATTAATTGTAACTTGATTAGCCCCTATTTTTTGAGCAAAAGCATTGACACTCATATTGTAATAATTCATAATCTTTTTTACCCGATCTACCATATTGAATTTAACATTAAAAGTTAATTAAAGCAAATGCTATAAATATTTATAGCAAATGATTTTTATATTAATTCAAATGCTATACATTTGCACCGTGTAACGCTACAAAGGTACGTTACTAAAAAGTAAAGTGCAATAGCATATACGTGTTAAAATGAGTTCTATAACATGTTTCCACCTTAGTACCCGCCGAAAGGGGGTTAAAACGAAAGGATATAAAGACATAAGGCATGAGAGCGTAATAGCGGAAACGCCGGGATTTACGCAGGGATGCCGAAATATATCGCAAGGTTGGAAGTCCTTGCGCAGTAATCAACTATAAAAGCTCCAGACCGTCTCGATTCGGTTAAGTATCAAATGGTAAAACATTACTGGAGCACAAATATTTTAAACAAACAAATATGGAAAAAGAGATAATTATTGATGAAAATTACAAGACTACAAGCCTTTTTGATAGGATGAAAGTCGGGGATATATATAAGGTACCATATGATCCCAGCCGACATAACGGCATCAAGTCAGAAGCATCCAGACGCAATAAATACGCCCGGTTGAGCAATGAGCTCAAAGGCATACAGGATATCAAGTTTAGAGTATCAGAGGCCGTATATCCGGGATTCACGTCCATTATACGAATAAAGTAAAGAGTCATGGAAAGGGTATTCACCGAGTTAACCGAGGAATGTGATTACACGGCCCAGTATTACGCCGTGGGATTCGAGAAAAAGGAGATAGCCGAGAAAAAACACAGGTCGTTGCATACGATCATAAACCAGCTAAGGACGGCTTTCGAGATACTTGGCGTAAGGAACGGAAGGGAATTGGCCATAAAGCTATGCGAGAGACTGTGCGATATAAAGGCTAACGTAAATATACAACAGATGGTTCATTCAGCCGTGGCGTGCGTCTTGCTACTTATCCTTTGCGTGGATTCTCATCTGGAAATGAGAAGGGCAAGGCAAAGGTGCCGGTCCATAGCTAGAATAGAGATATCCTCTAGGGCTTTTAGAGGCTGTAGAGGGAGGAATATAACATTATAACAATAACAATATGGAGAATATAGCGGAATTACCGGCAACCCAAGTGACAGCCGGACAACTAGCGGACTTGATCATATCAAGGCTAGCCACCCAAAAAGAAGAAGATCCATCCCGGAAATACGTTAGGGGACTAGATTCCTTGGCGAAATTGCTCCAAGTAAGTACATCCACCATAGCGAGATACAAGAAGAAGGGGATTTTCGGGGATGCCATAAAACAAAATGGTAAATATATCCTAGTGGACGTAAAGCTCGCTCAGGAAAGGTTTTTTTCCAAAAAGACGAGACCACATTAACAAGTCTTCCGGCTTATGGTCTTATCGCACCTGTGACGCATAAGCAGGAAGAATCTACTTATAATAAAAATTCCCCCACCCGTTATCATTCGGGTTAGAAACCGTTGGAGGTTGTGGGGGATCAAATCTATAAACAACATTAGTATGAGATACATATTTATATCATTTACATTGCTGGCCATGTTAGTGGCTAGCATCTTAAAGGTTTTAAATTATATCAATTGCAGTTGGTGGGTAATAACCTCGCCATTGTGGTTGTACTGTCTATTTCATATCATGCTATTAGTTATAGCATTTATATTTCTTTTTTATCCTTCTAAAAAAGAAAAAACGAATATTGATGATACCTCAAAGTCAAAGGTGGAGAAACTGCTTAAAGAAAACTTCGGAAGACGAAAGAATAACTGATAAACCAAATTTAATCTTATGAAAGAAAGAAGGATTCCACCCTAGGAATTACCTAGGGAAGGTAGCGAACCATAATAAATTCATATTATATCAATATCCGTAAGACAAAGGATTGCGTCCGGTGAGAATCCGGTTATCCAGTTATATTATTATTCAGGGTTACAGGGAGTGCGAGTTCCCCCGGCTACCACGCTTA